TAGTCACAGTACCATCAGCATCAGTGACATTGATCTTGTCGGTAGCAGCGCTGTTAAGAGTAACCAGATAGACACGTTTTCCGTCTACTATTGATTCCTCCCGGGTACCAAAGCCACGGTCTGCCAGTATGTCTGTCAGAATACGATTCTCCATGATGACCTTATCACTGTCTACCAACTCTCCACCGGAGCATGTCTGCAGAGACATGATCTGACCACCATAATGACGTGATGTTCTGAGGAAGTCATCATTCAGCACTCCAGGATCTTTCACCTTTTTCAAGATGTCGATACCATAAGAGTAGTTGAAGAGACTTTGAGGTTCAGGGCACTCCAGCTTCAACAGAACGCTCTTGAGCTTCCCCTCTTTAGTACATGACTTGCTGAATTTCACAGCACTGTCATATACGATGTCTAAACCAATTTTCTTGACCAGGAGATGCAAGCGCGATGTCGCTGTATCAGGATCTGTTTCGGTATGTAAACCAAAATCAGCGACCGTCAGATTGGTTATCAATAACGGTCTTTCTTTGTAAGTCAAATTTCCACCTAAGCCACTCATGATTTGATGTGTTTAGTATTAATGTTTAGTTATTTTGCGATCTTATCATCTCTTCCTGAAGGAAGCTCTTATACCGGGGATCCATTATGACCTCCAGGTATGTACGTATCGCTAGGTCTACGATCTCTGTATTTTGCGAAGGAGTAAACTCAGGATCTGAATTAGCAGTCCCTGTAGCATACTGAATGAGTTTAGGATATCTGATATATTCCAGACGTAGTTCATCTTCCTGGTCACCTCCTATCCTGCGTATCTGATTCTTGATTCTCTCAAAGTAGATACGGGAAGTGGTAGGGACCCGGTACGGATTCTTAGACATCATCGGAGTCTTATCTGACTTGCGGATGCGTGCCTCTCTCCAAACGTCATCACGTCTGCGGAACATAACATTCAATCCATGGAGATAAAGAGGATAGTCAACAGAGAACGGGTAGAATTGGTTAGTTTGTGTGTACTGCGTAGGAATTTCAAATATTCCAAGATCAGATTCATCAATAGGCTCATAAGCCTGTCCTAGTTCCGTTCCATCCGTAACCACCCTCAATATCGCCAGATCATCAATTCTCTTCTGGGTAAACTCTATCGCTGGAAGTTTTCCTTTGACCCACTTTAACGTAACCTCGTTGATAAACGGGTTCCAGTAGGCAGGCTTGACCACGGAGGTGTTTTGTTTCCGTATCCCTCTCAGAAAAGCCCTATACATATCTTCCGATGACAGAATTATAAGCCCCATTAGTTTCCTTCTTTTTGTTCAATCTGCCGGCCCCACTTGGTCACCAGATCTGAGTTCTCTGATTTCGCACAGAATAACTTCACTGATTCCAGGGTAGTGCCAACGAATGTCTCACCGGCATAGAAGTCCGTATTGTTACGTCTCTCCAGTATCCGGTAACTCATAAGTTTCAATACGAAGACAAGCTGATTAGCATCATCACCTTTGAGTTTGAGTATCACCTCCGGATGTTCCTGGCAAGCTTTGTAGATCGTGCTTCTGAGCAACGTATCTGACATCACCTTCGGGTCCATCATAAACTTGGGAACCTCAAAATTTAAAAGCATAATGATCTCTTGGTACCGTGACGAAGCAAGTTCGTTCCGTACAAAGCTCTCAGCATCCCATCTGCGATCAATAGCATTCAATTCATCGATAGCCTCTTTCTCTTTGTCTTCTACGTAGAACAGGTGCCTGTTGATCTGGTACTTGTCCTTGCCGTAGCAGATAAGCTCTTTCTGGCCTACGAAGAACGTATACTCTGCATAGTCTTTCGGATTGATATACTCCCTATCTTCAGGATCTGGACCGTTGATCTCATAAGACAGGTCATAGGTACGACCATGCTTACAAGGATATACGTTCTCAGGATTGATAATATAAGGAGTTGATCCCATCAACAGCTTCCTCTTGTCGGCTGCAGTAAGTTTCTCTTTTCCGATCATCTGATCTTCCGAGAGTATCTCCTGCTGGCCGGTCAACAGTTTCCCCGAAGACTGGCTCCGGGGTACTGTGAACGGGTATGGTTGCCTACGGTATCTCTTGTCCAGGGATACCAGGCGTGTCTTGTGGGTCACGATTTGTCCAATCATGGACTTAGCCTCCTTCTTCTTCTCAGGAGTGCTCACAGAAGCTGTTTTAGGGCTTCCTGTCGATTCTGTTACTTTCTCTGTCATCTTTTTATTAGATTACTGGTTACTTGATAGCCTAAGCTGCGTAAGGCATGAAAAGGCGATAGATAGGTACGCGGGAGATGATACCGGTCTGCCACAGGAAGTGACGACTTTCACCGTCAACAGAAGATGACATTCCATCTCCACCTTTGTTCATACCAGTTACAGATCCACGAACCGGAGGACGAAGCTGAACAAGTTCAACATTGCTGTCTCCCTGTGCAGTAAGTCCCATAGGGACAATGATACCGTCCCATCCACCACGCGGATAACCTGCAGCAGTGTATTTGGTAGGACGCATCGGATCATCAAGACCACGGTAACGAGTAGGAATCAGACGGACTCCACCAACTTCGTAGTACTTGTAGGTCATGTTTACACCCTTGTCGGCTCCACTTCCTTCGACATTGTTGTTCTGGGTCGTGAAACCCCACTCAGCCATCTTGGAATAGAAGTCCATCAGGTTGTCGATACCAGCCAGTAGGACGGCTTCTTTATGACCGTCTTTTCCGGAACGTACATCGATATCCCTCAAGAGGGCTTCCATGTAACGTTTGGTCCATCCCTGAGTAGTCATAGGACGTTCAATAGCACCATCTCCACCATAGAGCAATCCAGCGCCAGAGAGCATCTCCCTGCCGTTTTTGTCTTTGAGGAATACGCTACCATCAACGGTCACAGTCTGCTCACCATTGATCTGCTGGTACTCATGATAACGGGCAGCTTTGGCATACATTGTCTTCTCTGCATACTCGATGTATGAGCTCACCTTGTTGCCTTTGGCATTCTGATATGCGAACCACTGTTTGTCTGTTGCCATAGCCTGGGCGGTACCTGAGAAACTCATCTTGACACGCTGAAGAGTCAGATAAGCATGACCCCAGCCATCGAAGGTATAAGCCTCTGAGCCGGTCTCTGAGAAGTCCTGCTCATAGATTGTCATCATAGCACCAGCCTCAGCACCTTGTCTCAGGAGTTCAGTATTGACATAAGCATCTTCATTGCCGGTATAGAGTTTTACCTCATAACGCCATACGCCATCAACCTCGGTAGGTTCCTGTGGGTCGTAGCAGAAGATCTTTGTCCTGTTGTCGTCAAGTTCAATGACTTCATGTGGGCGTGCCCAGTTGGAGTCAAAGTACACGTAGAAAGGAGTTCCCTTGTAACCGGGTTTAGTCGGATACGCAGAAGAGTAGAAGGTAAGTCCGTTGGCATTAGCTGCAACAGCGAATTTACGCTTGTCAGAAGAAGCAATAGGATACATAACATGGTTAGATCCTACTGTGCGGAATTTGTCACTCACAGTCCCCTCACGGAGATTTTTTGTGAAGTAACCTTTTCCGGCTAAGATTGCTGATAATGGAGAAGAATCTTCATCATTAAACACCTGCCATACACGCGGAAGAACGTCGGGATTGTTGACAGCTGCGCGCATCAGTGAGTATGAAGTTATACTTTCACCAACAACATCTTGCGGTTGTCCAGGTAATAGTCTCATTGTATTTGAAAATTAGTAGTGCAAGTAAAGGTTCAGCCTTCCCTATGGTCTACACCATATCATCGGGATTCTGTGCTACAGCGAACTGGCCACTGCCGCTCTTGGGCTTCTGGTTAACATCTAGTTTCTGGAACGTGTCATCCTTGAAATCTTCCTTGAAGTTGGACAGGTACGTCTTTAGTGAATTGTTCTTATGCAGACTTACAGCCCGCATTACGTCCGTCAGGTTGTTATCATCCTGAAGGAAGTCATATAGGTAAGCGTTTCCCGTTTTGGGATTGATTGTATTCATTTTGGTAAAGGTATCCTTGAACTCAGCCTTCATCTCAGGGGTATACGGTACTCCATACACTTCTGTCAACGCTTCATCGGCTATAAGGATAGGAGCCATCAGTTCTGTCCTGCGTGCATTGGCGGCTGCAATAGCAGTCTCAATCTCTGCTGCAGTCGGTTCAGGAGTCTTCAGGGCTTCTTCCTGCCTCTGCTTGAGTCCGGACTTGATATCATTCCACTCCCTGTCTTTAGCGATCTTGGAACGTGAAGTGAGATCCTGATCAATGTCTTCATCAGTATAGATCCGCTCTCCAGCTTCATTCTTCTGTTGCTGGTAGATAAACTTCAACCCTGCATCAGTATCCATAGTAGCTACCTGAGCGATAGAGTTGTAGTTCTGCACAAACTCCTCACGTTTGTCAGGAGAGGTGGCATTATAGGCATCAAGGAAAGGATCTCCGGTGGTAACTGCTGGCTTATTACTCTCCAGAATAACTTCCTGCAGTGCATCAAACTCCGTCTTTCCTTCTCCGAATTCTCCCTTGAGATAGTTCTCCGGGATCTTTACTCCTTTGGTCTTCAGTCCTTCCCATCCTTCGTTGAATTTCAACTTGGGAGGATCTGGAACAATAGGAGGTTTACTTGTAAGTAAAGGGTCTACTACAGGGGGTTCTCCTGCAGGAGGATCGGTAACTACTACCGGAGTAGTGTCACCTGGGAGGTCCATGTCAGCAAGTCCTGCTGCGACTTGATCGGCAATAACCTCTGGTGCTACTTGTGTTGTTGTCTCTGTCATCTGATAGTTGTGTTAGTTAGTGCAATACTACTTAATCCTGAAAGTCGAAGTCAAGTGTTTCAGCTTTCTTCTTTTTAGGCCGCCCACATAGCTTGCCTGATTCTTTGTCTTTATCGACCTGGATCAACCTGCGGCCTTGCTTGATTATCGCAATGATAGCCTCGTCAGTAACCTTCTTGTTACCTTCAAGGACATCGATGAGATGCTCCAAGCAAACCCTGTCAATAAATATTGGCATCTACGTAGTATGTTCCTTGACCATCTTGCTGGCCTTCTTGTCTTCGACATTAATCTTTTTGTTCTCGGAGTCCTTGTTCAGGATAGCCTGGATCTGCTGTAACTGCAGTTCAAACATCCTGATCTTGGCATCCAGGTTTGTTGCCCTGGCATTCTCCACGATCACATTATCTTCGCTTTCCTTAGTGTTGGAAAGTTTCAGTACCTCAAGGTATTTTGTCTGGTTCATCTCCTGCTCCTTGAGTTCGGTCTCTTTCTTCTTCAGCTCTAGTTCTCCTGCACGGAAGATATCTTCGCTCTTCTGTTTCGCCTGCTCCCAGTCAAGCTTCATCTTCTCGGTATTCCGACGTTGCTGTTCCGTAAACTGAGCCAGCTGCATTGCCAATTCTCCTTTTTGCTGTTCCAGCTCTTTTGCTCTCTCTCCTTCTGCCATGGCACTCTGTGACTCTAACTCCTGAGCCTTCTCTGCGAAGTACTCACTCATCTTCTCAAGTTCTATCAGACTGTCTACCCTGTACATGGCGATGAAGTTCTGGAATGGCAAGAGTCCTGCCTTATAGTTCTGTAGGGCAAGTTGCTTCAGCTCTATCAGTGAAGATTCCTCCTGGGAGTTATTCTCTACGATAATATCGAAGTCTGCTTTGTTAAGTTTCCCTGCAGGTATCCGGAAGATAGACTCTCCCCCGTTGCCTTCGATGAGTTGTATGATAGTCTCCTCGTTAAGGATATACTGTTTAGCAAGACGTAACATCATGTTCAGCGCCTGCCGTTCTATCTCGTCATGCTGTGCATAGAGGACCTGTGTTATCAGCAGCGTGCTACGCTGAGAGAGTTCAAAAGTCCCTACCTGATCTGAGTTCACTGTCTGTCCCATAGCCTGTCGGGTGACACCAAGTATCAGTCCCATCTGATTATCTATAGACTCAAGGATAGCATCGAAGTACTGTATCGATGCAGAGAGACTCATGTCTATGACCTGAAACTGGTTGAACGATGGCGGTAACTGACCTATTCCCTTCTTACGGGTCTCGATCATTATGTTACCAAGCTTTTTCTGCATATCCCATTCTTCGTCACCCAAAGCATCCGGCTTCTGGGACTTATCCATAAGAAATGCTTTAGTGCCTGCTACAGCCATCATCAGCTCCCGATGGTAGTGAACGATGTTATAGGACTTCTGTAGGTCTTTAGTAGCCCAGATAGAAGAATAGGGCTGGAAGGTGATATTGTTGAATGTAGGACCTATGATAGGAAGCCATGTCTTGGAGAGGTTATCTACGCCTCTTGGCTGTATAGGGTCTTTCTCGGAAATGAAGATCTGGTTGTTAATGATCACACCCTTGTAACGGTCATAGATGAACCGGGTCTCGAACTTATCTCCCTTCTCCGAGTTGAAGGTCTTCACCCCATCAGATCCCCAGGTGATCTCTTCATCTTTTTTATTGATCCACTTGCGGTCCCTGGTCTTGTAGAAGTAGTCCTTCTCGTCGATGACCTTTTTATCTTCAGAGAGGATGTTGGAGAAATACTTCCCTTTGCGGTACGGATTCGGACGCATGATCCTGCGAGCCTGACGTTCTGCTACCCACCATACCCTCTTTACCGATACTCCCTGTTCCTGTAGAGACGATCCCGATGACACTGCTCCATTGTCATAGTCCCTGCCCATGTCAACTGCTTTATCCCCAGGAGTGGCTACAAAGGGGCCTGAGTCACTCGAACCGTTTAGGTAGAAGTCTCCTGTGGAAATGCTCCTGCGTTCATCAGGACTCATCCCTGAGCCAAATTCACGTATAGTGTCTACCGGAGTCATGAACTCTTCAAAGCCTGCCCAGTCCAGTTCGTGTGTCCACATAACATCATCAGTATGTTGATAGAAGACTTTATGAGGCACGAGAGTCCTATAGGTAATAGTCTTGTCTCCCGGGCGATAGTCTACATAGTAGTACTGCTTGCCGGTGACACGTGAGTTGATAAAGTTCTGTGTACTCTTGGATTTTATACTCAGTCTCTGGCGATAGGATCTACAGGCCTTCTGTGCCCACATCTCCATCATCTCTTTGTCAGAGGTACGCTGAAACATCTTAAAACGCTCCATGTCCTTGTCATTGACAACCTGCATGTCTACCAAGGTATCCCGGGCATTATCAAGCTCAGCGGTGATCTGAGGCATCATCATCTTTGCCTGCTGTAATGCCATAGCCTGTTGCTGGTCCTGAGGCTGCTGGGAGAGAGCTTCCATGATCTGCTGACGTTGCAACTCAAGTTGCTGAATACGTGTATTGATCTGATAGTGTCTCTGGCGGTATGCCTCAATATACATCTTGACTTTCTGGTCAACGATGTTCTTATGCTTTCTCTCAAGTGACTCTTTGTCTATTGCCGTTACCGAGAATACATAGGGACGATCCATCTGTCTTGCAGTGAGATAGTCTATGTAGGGTCTCTGTTTCGGAATATGACGTACATGAGCCGGTAGGACATATTCTCCATACTTCCTCAAGTAGTCATAGTCGGCTTCTTTGTGTTCATTGTTGTACATATTCCAGCACAATAAGTCGATGTGCCGGTCTATGCCGGAAGTTGCAGAGGCAAGTTCCTTCAGGATTTGCTTACGACCAGGTTCCGTTCTGGAGTTGGTGTTGATATCTACATTCATGCGTAAACAGCTTGTATGTTACCGTTGATTTGCTTAAAACCTTTGAAGGTTCTGATCACCTTCTTCACTTCATCCCTGTCGGGCTTATTCATCTGTCTTATAATATTGTCCAACTGTACTGCACAGAGCATCGTAGCGATAGTGACATCACAGTTGTAGTTTTTATTTACTTTGAACCGGGCCCATGCCTTGAGGATCTGCTCAAAAGGACATTGGTACATGAAGTCCTGGTTCTTCAGCATGTCGGATAGCACTTTCAGTCCATGAGGAACAAGCGCTCCCGGGAACCCGAAACGGTTGCTTACCTCGGATCTCTCTACCATGTTGGCGATTGCAAGATCCGGTCTTGGGGCAAGATAACCTCCCAGGTTAAGCTCTTTTTCAAAGTAGTCGAATATCAAAATCTTTGAGTACTCTATCATATTGGGCCCTGGGAAGTAGACTGTCAGCTTGGCTGAATTCTCATAAGCTACCTCCCGGCCTTTCTGTTCTTCACTGGGACGATCAAGATACAGAGCGACGAAGTTGTTATAAATCCCTGCTTCTCCTAGCGGAAGGTGAGGGTTGTACCCTTTGTGGGTGGCATGTGCCAGTTTGGATGACGATGTGTTAGCTCTGTCCTGATCATAAGAGTCACAACCATGATTATATAAGCCTGGGATAGGAGTGTCATCAGGAGCCATCTGAGGATGTTCTGCTATGAGGATATCACCTCTCTCCATATCAAGCTCCCAGTCGCATCCCAGGTAAGGATTACGGGCATCTTTCCAATGCAGGAAGCCACGCTCGATGTCTTGCAGGCTCTTGTGAGTCATAATGCGACTACGGGCAGAGTTACAGTGATGGATGATCATAGGACCGAAATAACCTCCTGAGACAATATTGAACATCTCTCCTGTTTCAAGTGGCTCAGTCTGTATCAGAGTCTCCCTCTCTTCCGGCTTCACACTGGCACGTTCTGCCAGAACATCTGCTATGGATTCTGCTTTGAGAGAGTTTCCATCTTCATCTCTGATACGGAATTTCCATGCAGGAATAAAGCAAGCTATACGAGACCCAGGCTCTACATCTTTATCGTAGATATTCTCTATAGAGATAAGTTCATATTCATTTGGATTATAGATCAGCTTTTCAATATCTACTACTCCAAGTTCAATATTACCAGCTCTGGTCTCTGTCTTTCCTGAAGTTCCGGTATAGACGATAAATCCTGTCCTGCGCCTGCCACCGGTCTTTATAGAGGGCTTAACAAGCTTTCCGATCTCAATAGAAAGACCTGCTGGCATGATCCCAATCTCTTCCAGGTGGGCTTTAACCAGCCTGTTGAGACCTGAGAGTATCTGTGGATTGTCCTTTGCAGTACGGCAATAGACCTCCATCCCTGTATTTTTTGTGGAGAAAATCTCGTTATTATCTTTCTTTATCTCTTTCCAGAACTGTGAATTATAGAGTTGGTAAACGCCACGTTTCACCATCTCAAATGTATTCGATGAATAAACATCCAACCCGGCAACAATAGCTATCTGTACGTCATTGAAAAACAGGAAGTCATAACCTGTATCTGCTGCCTCCTCTTCACTTAATCCACGCTGTCTGCATTTCATCCAGGCAATGTCAAGTTGCTCTCTCCATGATCGTGCTCTCAGGTACCAGTTGTCAAAAGAGAGATCTGTAAAGTCAGGCGGCAGGAGATCTTTTCTCCCAAGGAATTTGTTCTCTTTGGATATCTTCCATAAATTCAGATAGAAGTAGTGTTTCTGCGTTATTGTAATATCAGCAAGGTCATGGTCATCTGCGTTCTGTACGATGACAAGATCCAGATGAGGGATGTAACGGGATCCATCAGGACGTACCTCCATGGTCTCACCATCTACATAGATCTCTCCACCATTCCATTCAGCACCACCTTTTACTGTATATCCATTGTAACATCTCTTACGCTGTTTTTCCCACCATCCATCATCGGTGACATAGTCCTTGAGAAACTTGGCATACTCTTTCTTTGTATCTGGGATTTCTTCAGGGGTGACCCAAAACAAATCCTTCTCGTGAGGTGTGTCTCCTCCGAAAATGACTGGACTGAATCTTTTTGTCTCGATGAATTTAATTTCCTGTTCCTCCTGATAGTTATATTTTTTCTTGATCTGGTTGTACAAACTGGTTACGTTCCCTGGAGTCATATTTTCTCCCTATCGCTTCATCTTTCTCTCTTTCGGACTCTTCCACACGCAAGAGCTCCTCAATAGCTTTGATATTCTTAGAGATGATGACAGCCATCTCATAGGCTTCTTTGTTGGCTTCGATATTAGGGAAGATGATCTCTTTCTCTATAGTGACTCTGATATTTTTCTCTGTCTCTGCATCGT